ATAGGACCAACAAGAGATCCTAAATCTCTACCAGCTTTTACGGCAGAAGATATAGCCGAACTTGCAGTTTTTAATGCTGCAAAAGCTGTCAATGGATCAATCATCGTCGTCTATCTCCTTCGTTTAGTTTTAACCTTCTGTTTACGTCCACTCGCACTGATAGGGTAACGAATAGATGTAGGTTTTGGACCTACGTTAGTCTTGGCTCTTTTTCTTCTAATAGCCGCAGCTTTCTGTCCTGCTGTCATTCTATCAGCTACTGCTTTTGGACGACAGACTGGATACTTTCTTTTTGACGACTTAGCTGATTTACGACCACACTTTTTACCTGTAGATAGATCTACCCAGTTTTCTTTGAACCACGTTTTTAAACCTTTTTTAGCCATTGTTTTTTCTCTATGTTATATTGATCCGGAACTTTACCATATCCAACAACTCTGTCCCACTCTCTTTGTGTGTAGTAATTTTTATTAGGCATTTTTCATTTTAGGGTATTTAGTTACTTTTCTTCTTTTTACCACACCACAACCACGAGCAATCTTACCACCACCTTTTAATTTAATGGTGCCTCCTCCAGCTTTACGAGGCTTTGGTCCTCTAAAATCTTTTCTCTTTTTACCACTAGGATCTTTTATTTTACCCGCACAGATCTTTGATGCATAGGCATTTGCATAAGCACTTGGATAGACTGCGAACTTACGTTTGGCAGCAGCTTTACCTCTAGGACATAACTTTGTCATATTGATACCCCCATCTATTTTCTGATAAATCCCACACTCTTTTTGTATCTTGTGGAATCTTTATCATTAAGTTATTAAACCTTATTACGTTTTTTGTTACTTGCATTATCTACCTCTCTTCTTTCTACCAGCACAATGTGCTCGTTGTGAAAAACCTTTTGGGTTTTTACAGTTAATAGACTTTTTGTACTTTCTGGTCCACTTTTTCTTTTGTGGTCCTTTCGTTACTTGTTGTCTTATATTAGCACGACTTATTGCCATATTAAATACCTATAAGTATCTTTGCAATAACTGATGTTGCTCCTGATTGCATAACTATTGTTGCACACACAGCACCAATGACTAACCATTTAACTTGAAAGATAGATCGTTTAACACAGCCCATATCTGTTTTAAGTTCAGATACATCTTCACGTAACTGAGCCTCACGTTCGATATGACGTGTTAATTCAAGTTTAAGATCTGTTAAATCTTTATCAGTCATAGTTTAGAATATCCAACACCACAATACTAAACCAATTATTGCAGCTATGTACCAATGTTTTTTACATGTGGTGCATTTAATTTTTTCTTTGATTTTCATCCAAATCATACTCATGTCTAACATTTCCATCTCCTTCTTGCTTGACAAATTCTTTTGTTTGGTGTCTTTCGACAGTTAATATTATGCATCTTGGCTTGACCCGCAGATCGTGCGCAAAATGACTTTCTTCTTTTTGCAGCTTTACTACCCTTTGCAACTTTACCTGTAACAGCAGTTTTTAATTTAGATCCAGGATTGGCACGACGATAAGCAGCTACACCTTTAGCTGTCATACCGGCACCTTGTTTAGTCGGTCTAAAATTACCTGACTTAACACTAGACTTTATGCCCATGCCCTTTTTCTTTTTACGAACGGCCATGTACTATCCTACAAAAAATGTACCAGCTACACTAACTCCTGCATTCATAGTGACGTGCAGATTTGTTTCGTAACGAATACCCGCATCTTCAATATACTGATCAGATGAACCCCCAGCGATTAGTCTTTGTTTCATGATAATTGATCCAGCTGCACCACCATCTCTTAACACAATGTCAGTTGCTGAAGCCATACCATTTACTAAGCTGTATCCTCTAAGTCTACCAGGAATCGAATCTATCGTAGATGTAGATGTTGCGAATATTGCTTTTATATTTGTTGCCATATTTAATTCCTTATATTTAACAATAAATAACAGGGGCCATTACTGACCCCCATTATTATTTATATCCTAGGATGATCCCGCAGAACCATAGTAAGATCTCCAGTCACTGAAACCAAAGCTATATCTTTCTCTAGCTTTAAATCTCAAGTTACCAGTATCAAAGTCTGGTTCCATCTTCGTAGCCAAAGGTGCTCTTACGAACATTTTAGCTCCGTTAGGAACATCTGTTTTAATGAAATATGCGTTGGCATCTGTGAATCTGTGGTTCACAAAATATCCACCAGGTAGCATACTCATTGAACGGATGGCATTAATATCATTGACATTAGTTACACCATCTTTGTTAGTTGGTCCAGTGCCGTTAGCTGCGAAACCAAAGTGAATAGGTGTAGTTGACAATGTACTAGCTAAGATTTTCTCAGCAGTAAATTGTAAGTCAGGTGGAATGTGCAATGATCTTGCACGTGATCCAATTAAGATATTTCTATCATCCTTAGTATTTTGAATAGCAATCAAGGCAGTTTCTAGTGTTGTTTCAGAAAGATCTGAAGCTGCTAGTAAGTTGTCTTGAGTACCACCCACTACAGGGTGAGAGTTTGAGAAGAGTGGTTGTCCATCTCCACCCGGGAACGATGTGCTGAAACCATTGTTAAACACATTAGCAGCTTTAGTCTGCTTAGTAGTTGACATAGCTCTAGCCAGAC